CTTGCTCAAATCTACTTCGCTCATTTGCTTCCTTACAGGTTAATCACAATAGATTTAACCGGCTTAACCTTGATGTGACTGTTGATCCAAATTCGATTTGCTTTCCCGATCTGTACCGCATTCAGATCACCCCTGGAATCAAACGTATTGTTGAACTTGATAAAAATCTCATGACCAAACTTAAAAGCCTGCCCATATTCAAGTTGGCCGAAATCGATCAAGTCGGCATCTTCAACCACCTTCACTTCCATATTAGTTGTTGTCATCAGACATACCCCAGTTGAATACTTCATGTTCCAGCGCAGCAAACACAATCTTTTCTTGCGCTGTGAGTTGATAATTCCTATGATAGGAAACGCTACGGTTACAGGATGATTGATATGCGCCCAGACCCTCGATCAGGAAGTTATCCTGACCATCCCAATTCGAGCAGAACAGGCGGTTCATGTACCGGCTCAGACGTTCTTCTTCATATTCATCGAAATCCAAAACGATAGGCAAGATACCTCGCTTCAGATGATGCAGAGAATAGATACCCGACATAAAGTCGGCGTGGTCTGCCGGGCGCAGCGTCGAAAAGACGATATCCAGCGGACGATAATACACAAAGTTGCCGATATCACCAGCATCGTACTTAGACTTGAATTCAGAAAGAGAAAACATTTCATCAAACGATGCACAGCGATCATACCACCAATCATACATTTGAGCACGCTCAAGCAACTGCCGGTGTTCGGCCGACAGTTCAAACAAATCACGCAAATCAACTTTGGTAACCGTTTCCATTTCCGAATCCATTCCATTCTTAGTTAAGGTACGAAATTATACTATGTAAAGTCGGACGAAGTAAAGCCCCTCAGTATGAATATACTGAGGGGCCATATGATTAGCTAAACCAGTCCATTACAGATGCTTGACGAGTAGAACTCCAATTAATAGATTTCAACAGATTATCCAGCAACGATGTAAACGACCGTTCGAAGTTAGACTCATAGTTGATATACTTCTCCAACTTAAACTCTGGCGGCAACTTACCCTGGAAAGCGATACACTCGCAACCATAAGGATTAGGCTGTCTCAGCTCAACAAACTTAATCTTATCACCAGACTGAATCTTAGCTATGCCAGGAATCTTATTCTTCTGGATAATATAGTTATGATACAAAGCCGCTTTAACGTGTTTCGGTGCTCCCTTCGTATAGACGTTTTCAGGATCGAAATACTTCTCCAATCCATTCACACCCGACGGAGTTGCAACCCGTTCTACCGGCAAAGACATAAACTCTTTCTTCTTCACTGCGCAGAAGTCTTGCAATTCTTCTTCGGTTCCTTGAAGAGCAATCTTGTATGCTTCCAACATCCAGTCCCGGCAATGCTTCGGAGACGACGCCTTAACTGCATCTAGACCAACCGTCTTATGATACAGATCAGGGAAGTAACGAACGCCTTCAGAGTCGGCCACCAACATAGTGTAACGTTTCTTCGCAGACCAGATTGCCGAAGTCGCAATAACTTCTCGCTTCATGAACATACGCTGATCGTCCGCGTTGACATACTCCGCCAGTTCTTGATAGCAACTGTCGATATAAGGTTCAATCTTATCCGAGAACAACTTATCCAGGAAGTTAACAATCTTCTCAACTTCGGTCTTTTGCTGTTCTTCAGTAAACAACTTGTCTACCAGCTTAGACATATCCAGATAGCACGAGTCAGTATCCTGATAGATTGCGAAGTTGTGACCGCTTACGACTTCCAGGGTTGTAGCTGCCGGACGGTTAGTGTGGTGAATCTTATGCTCAACTTCACCCAACTTCAGAACCTTGTTCATATACTCGTCTAGCTTACGGGCGATCCACAGAATCGACAGCTTACCAGACAACGTGATACCTTCCGCAACCCGAATATCGAAGAACTCACGGAACCACTTATTGCCGATCGCTCCAAACAGAGAGTTCATCAGAATCTTCAACGAGTGTTGATGAACATCATATGTCGAGATTTTGATCGCTAGTTCTTCCAACACCATCATTTCTTCAGGAGTCGGCTCACGGTCGCCAATCTTAGCATTCAGATTCACTTCCTCTTGTTCGAAGGCAAGCATTTGCTTCTTAACCTTCTTACGAGAATCATAAATCTCCCGCGTCTTTTCATTGAAGATAGACTTCTTGCCTCGACGGAAGAAAGCACGATTCGCCGTCATACACAAGTTATACTTCTTCAGCGCCGACAGATCGACTCGCTTGTTGACCAGATCATCTAGTGTGAAGTTAGGAATATTCCGAACCTCTACCGGCAAATCTTCAGGTTCAACAATCGTTTCCGCTCCGAGATTGTACTGCTGAATCAAGTGAGGATATAGACTATTCAAGTCACAAGATACGACCCACTTGAATCGGCCACCCTTAATTTCCCGGACGAACCCACCGCCAAACTGCGTATCACCTTCATAGACTGATTTGATCTTAGGACGTTGACCGCGATTCACCAGCATCGAATACGTCAGCGACGACCACGGACGCACTGTTCCAAGCGTATCCTGATAATTCGCCTTACATAGATATGCCAGAATGTACGTCAACTCGAAGAATCGTTTCTTGGCGTTCATCATAACGATCAGATCGACGTCAACCAAGTTGTATTCTACAGCCTTCTGATAATTCCGAATATACAACGTGTTCAGATTACCTTCATCCGCGTAATCAACCTTACCTTCGCCCAGAATCAAACGAGCAACCGTATCCAGCTTTGTGTCATCCGGATTCATATAGCCGTGCTTCTCGAACAATTGCTTGTAGTCGAGCATCTGGGTTCCGAAGAATTCATAGACGGTTTGTTCTTCACCCCAACCAGTCTTAATCGAATTCTTGTTAACCATGTTCCACGGACTGAGTTTCTTCTTCATCGCCTCTCCGCAAACCTTCTCAATACGGTTCGTCAGATACGGATTATCAAAGCCCTCAATATACCAGCCGCTCCAGAAGTTGAAAGCCTTCTGTTGCCATAGTCCCACGAAGTCGTTCAGCATATCGAATTCCTCACGGAACCCGCGATACTCAACGTTCAGCTTACCTACGCGGGGATGAGCCGGATTGTGTTTATAGGTTCCGATGAACTGGCCCTTGAAATACTCCAGACCCCAAACGTAATACTTCTTCTCTACCGTATGATACAGTGTGATCAGATTGATCGGGTGCGCTGCTTCTTCTGGCTTAGGAAACGGACCATCGATGGGCGCAATCGTACCGTCAGGAAGAACCTCAATATCTCCAGAAAAGGTTTCAATGTCGACAATCGCTCCCTTAATCTTTGCACCATCATACTTAATCTCACCAGGATAAACTTTGGAGACGAACTGATTCATGATACTCTCAGTACCATAAACGGCGAAACCATCGATATCTTTGTAAGATTCGATGAAGCTTCTCATTTCCTTACTATCAGAGAATTGAACCGCCTCTAGTGGTTCATCGTGCATCGACATTGCGTCGGCTTTGGCGGCATCATTAGTGCGGATATACAACTCAGGCGCAAATTCGATGATCTCAGACTTATGCTTATCATCTTCAAAATAGCGCAGAAAAATCTTGCTACCACGAACATCGATGTTCGTGTAAAAATTATCGGACATATTTCTCCATATTAAACAACGTTAACTCCTACAGGGTTCACCGATATTATAGCGGGGATAGTATGTAAAGTAAAGAAAAATCCTCCAGATTTCTCTGGAGGATTCTTTTATGCATAGCTGATCATCTGATCGTTTTGGTATTGTTGTAGTCGCATGAATCGCGTAACTAAGCATTCATCTTCAACCGGGGCAGCAACTTCTTCTCCGGTGTTAGGATCAACCTTGCCCTTGGCACCATCAGCATAAACCGTGCCTAGAGGAATTTGACCTACGGTATCTGCCAATGCGTTGTCGGTTTCAGTAGAATTTGAAACGTCCTCTGATACCGGATTTTTACGCTTCTGAACAGCGCCCATTGGCGGAGTGACCAATGCTACATTGCCTGAGCTTACGTTATTAGTTGATGTTTCTTCACCGCCATCACCACCGGCAGCATCTTCAACTAACTTCTGAAGGAAGTCTTGAACAGTCTTCATTATTCAGCCGCCTCTTTAGACTCAGCAGGAGCGTCCGCTTCCACTGCGACTGGCTCCGCTACCCGCTTCGGGCGTCCAGCCTTCTTAGGGGCTGCAGCAGGCTCAGGAGCAGCATCCGCAACGGTATCTTCAACCGCTACTTCTTCTGCGGCGACTTCAACTGGCTCGGCAGATGAATCTTGATCGCTTGTAGCATCACCTAGCAATTCATCTAGACCGCGATACGATACTAGCAATTCTAGGGAGCCATTAGGACGAACTTGCGACCAACCTTGTGCAGAAGCAACAACATTCAATGCGCGGGGCTTTAGAGCTAGTGCGCGAGTCTTCATTGCTTCCTTATCGGCAGCATCAATAGGAGTAAAACGTGACATATTAGGTTCCCTTGTTATAGGTAGAAAGTTTATCAATAATTGGTTTGAGAGCGTTCGGGTCATAGCGCCATCCTTCAGCTACACCGACAGAATCCGCAACGGTCTCTGAACAAAAGTATTTATTCTTGCTATATTGATTGCGTCTTAGGACAAAACCGATCAGACCCAACAGATCATATTTACAACCCTGTTTAATCTTATCATCAAACCAAGACTCTACTACAGCAGGATCAATATCCAACTCAACGAAGTCCCAGTCAGAATCCACTAGAGTCTGCCAAACTCCACGCACCGCGTTTGCTTTCAGAACTGCCGACAAGGTATAGCTTTGTCCTTGATCATTAGTTTTGGTGATTATCTCAACGTGTGAATATGGTCCGTTTGTCCACCAACGAACCAAGTCTGACCCGATGTTATCGATAATCGACGGGTGACGACCTTTGAAAAATGCTACCTTAACCATTTGCCTACTCCATTAAATATTTTTACTACCGTTTCAAACAAAAGGAAATACTATGTCTTCTGCAGGACTTCAAGTGTTTGGTGATCACGGATTCGTCCAGATTGACCAAAACTATGTGAATATGGCTCTCATAACTAAAGGCTGGGTCACTTCGTCTTATCAAAATGTGGCTGTCTCAAACAACGTTGACCCCAATCCGGCATCATACATTGCTACCGTATCATACACCGGAACCAGCCCTGTTATCTGTATCGATACCAAGGGCCAATTGGTCAGCTTCTATTACACGTTGCAATCGGGAAACAACTTCACCTTTTGCTTCTTGACGTTTAATTCGTCAGGCCAACCTGCGCCGATGTCATTCACTTATTATATTTATGACCAAACGCCTAACATTACGCCAGCTCACGTAGGTTTGACGGTTTACAACGCATCCGGTCGAGTCACCTTCAGTTCTGATTATGAACCAATGAGAATGATCGGATTTGCTCAGGTTCCTGATAGCTGGAATATTGTCCAAGGTGCTGCAGGAACCTTCCCGGTATATCACCCACCGGCATCTACTACACTTGCATCCGGAAGTATCAACCAAAAGATCGCAGTAGGTATTTGTCTACCAAAGATTTATTCTTATACCCTACACCAAGGGTCTAACGATCAATACTTCCAGACCTTCCTAGTGAATAACGGCAATAACCCTTGTTATGCTACCACAGAAGGGGATGCGGGAACGGGAACGCCATATTGTAATGCTTTCAGCAACAGCTTCTTGCTTACTCAACCATATGGCTCGCCCATGTTCATTGTTGATATTACTAACCAATATCTCTGATTATCTCAGACCATATATGATGTAGCCATTACAACAACCACCATCCGGTCCCTGAAGGATAGACGGGTCAAAGACCCAACTGATGGTCGCTCCTGATCTTGATACCTTCGCGGGCCAACCTCCCTGACCATAGGTTGAGGTGATTGGAGTCGTGGTAGGAAAATACATAACAAATGGAGTACCGGTGGGATCCAATAAGTTATTGTCAGTATATGATCCGTTGTATTGACCTGTGAAGAAACTACCTTGATATCTGGGGAGATAATCTCCAGATTGAAAGGTCTTTACTCCGCTGGCATTATAAACTTCAAGACCTAAGCCCATTACCAAATCCCCAATCTAATTCTCAAAGTACCATTGGAATCGTAAGTACGAATCCCGTTGTTGTCGATTTCAGTTCTCTGTCCAGTTGATGTGGTTCTCAGCAAGCCGATACTACCACTAGGACCAGACAACGTTCCGTTCACAGTTCCGCTGAACACACCTCCCGCCGCATTAATTACCCCAGTAAAGTTTGCATTACCGTTAGAATCAACCGTGAAAGGTGTAGCCACCTTGCTGTTGTCCGGACTTACTAGCTTAAACACACTAGCCTGAACCGCAAAGCTGGATGTCGGATTACCATTGATCAAATCATTAACCAATGCGATACCAGAAACATATCCGTTAACATTAGTCTTGATCGCCCACTGTGCCTTGATGTTATTCACATCAGTTGCGCTAGTGGTTGCCTGAGTCTGGACAGTTGCAAAACTGTAACCATCTACACCGGCTGCTCTCGATCCCACTGCTACCCAATCAATTTGGAATACATCAGAAGCGCTTGTATTAGAACCCAAATCAATACGGAGTTGAGTGATCGTGCTTGAAGACCAATCAGAACCTCCAGCAGCAAGATTTGTCATATCCCACTCTAGAACGTACCAATCAGCCATTCCCGGATCAGCAGTGATAGTTGCCATATACGAAGAAGAAAATCCGTGACCGGCTGTTGCGTAATACAATGTACCATCCCAACCAGAACCGCCTGTTCTCTTGACTCTTGCTCTGACCTTGTTATAAGAGGCTCCGTTGATACTGATTATCGGAGACAAAAAGTTAGGGTCATTAGCCGTAGAAGTCAATAAACCATATCCGCCAGAAATAGCAAACGTAGCGTGAGTTGCAGTCCAACTACCGGTTACGTTGTTAAAAGGCCAAGTCTGATACGGAGCAAACGAAGCTGCATTTCCATTGTTGATTCTGGAAGTAACAGTCTGAATGGCTTGAGCGTTTGCCGAGTCTGCATTAGCACGAGTCGTTGCCTCTGTCGAGATAGCAGAGGTATTATCCCCAACTATCGCAGCTAGATTTTGTCTAGCCGTAGCTTCGGCAGTAATCGCATCCGTTCTAGCTTGAACTTCAGTCTGAATCGCTGCTGCATTTTCATCGGTTGAAGCCGTCAGCGTCGTGATCAAATCAGATAGAGAACTATCAGCGGCTTGTCTAGCTGTCGCTTCAGCCGTAACCGCTGCGCCTCTATCAGTTGCTTCCTGTAGGATAGCCGCAGAAATGGCGTCCGTTCTAGCCGCTGCTTCCGACAGAATCTTATTGTTATAATCGACCGCTACTGCTGCTACTTGAGAATCAGTATAAGCCTTAGACTCTGAAGGATCATTAACAACATTCCAAGAAGTGCCATCGCTAATATGCAGCTTACCGACTCCAGTAACAGGATCAACAATTGTATGAAGGTTATTAACATACAATGTAGGATCAGGCTCAGAACCCGGAACAGACTGACTCAATAGAATTGGCTTATCAAAGGTTACGTGTTTAATGAACACAGGAGTTTGATTAGATGCCGCATACGTTTGAGTATTGATGTTACCCACTGCCGTTGCCATAGCGTTAGCCACCGCAGGATCAGGGTCGTTATTCTTGATCAAAGAACTAACTGCTGCCGCAACACCAGCCGCTCCAATACCTACCGCAGCCAAATCGGAAACCCGGAATCCAGTTCCCTTGGATGGAGGGATATCGGGATCAGAGCTAGAGAAGCCTGAGCTGGTTCCATCACCCGATAAAGTAGCCGATGTAGTTGTACCAGCAGCAGAAGAACCTCCGCTTAGATCATTCAACCCGCCAGTTGCCGAAGTGTTGCCCGGAGCCAACGTAGTCTGTGTAGCAGGAACTCCGTTAGTCACCCACTTTCTACCACTAGGAGATTGCTTGGATAGATTATTAGTGAGTTGAGAGTCAGCAGAACCGGCCGCAGACGGGTCGCTGCTTGATCCGGCTGTAAAGCCTAGCGCACCGCCCAACATCGGCGCTCCGCCATCCCTAAGATCGTAGGCAACCAGAGCCTCACGGGACAACATATCACCGTAAGAGAATCCGCCGCTCATACCTCCAAACATAGAAGCATTGATGGCAGGAGAATTGATCTCTCCAGATACCGCCAGCATACCGGTATTCATCTGAACTTTTGGAGCGCCGATGAAGTAGTTACCGCTTGCCTTGAAGATCATATCGCCATCGGTTTGACGGTATGACTGACCCTTCACTTGTTGAGTGTAGTTACCCGCAACATGACCATAAGAATCCCCTTGAGCAATTGCATAATGGTCCATAACTGATTTGATCGTAAATGTTCCTAGAGGGTTAATTTCCCAATAGGTTCCAGTACGATGCGTCATGTTCAAACGCTCTGCTCCAGGAGTATCATCAACTTCACTGAAGTGGCCAGAGCGAGATTCTGTTACCAAGTTCCAAGGATACTTGCCAGTGTTGCTGGCAGCTTTTGGTTCTATGATAGAAGTGTTTTGAGCAGCGGGGGTCTTTTGCTCCGACACCGGCGCTGTCGTATCCGGTGTCGGCTCAACTTTTTTTACTGCGTCGTCCGTAGGCTCTTCATCAGACAATACAATCAAAGCAATCTTGTATAGTGCCATACGGTCGTCTTGACCGTTTAGACCGCCGTTAATTCTCTTGGTGATAGAGACCATATCGCTACGATCAGCATAAGCGTTCAACCCCTTAGAATTCCAGAACCAACCAGGGCTCATAGCTGCCATAGCAGGTTGAGTTAGCAGATCAGGGTTACTGACGCAGTCAGTGCCGCAAGATTGAGAGAAAGCGCTGTAGGTAGACTTACCGGTGCATTGGATTAGTCCACGACCCCGGTACTTCCAGCCATCCCCAGAATTCACCGAACCATTACCCATACGATCGCTATATACCACGATAGCAATCTTCTCAGGATTGCGAGCACAGGTATTCGCTAGAGTTGCATCAAAACGACTAGGCCAAGTTCCCTGTAGACCCTTGGCAGAGTAGTTCAAGTTTTCGCTAACCGCAGATAGACGGCCAGACTCATGCCCCACCTGAGCAATGAAGGCTGCTAGGCGAAGCTTGGTGTTAATTTGATATTGTGCGCAAGCAGCGTTAATCGCATCAAGCCACTTAGCTTCAGTAGCCGCTCCGCACCCTAGAATCTTGTTTATTTGTCCTGATTTAAATTGCATTTTATCTTAATCTCTTGATTGGTATAGTTTCGTTAATCACTTGCGGATAGTTAAGAGCATAGAACGTCAAGTTGATATAGATGCCGTAACCGTTCTCAAATCTTTGAATGTCTAGAGTCACAATCTCCACTCTAGGCTCGAATCTATCAATAGTTGTCTTGATCCTATCATACAGCTGCATGCGCATCATGTTATCGTTAGGTTCAAATAGCAACTCGCTAACCCCGCCACCCATATCAGGCGCCCAAAGGAACTCTCCGGCAGCGGTCATGACTAGATTACGAATAGATTGCAAGATAGATGAAATATCTGTCTTCATAACCAAGTCACCCGTCACCGGATGAGTGTTGAAGCTTAGATCAAAATCTCTGTATGTGTATGAATTTGCCATATCACTTTCCTTGTAGGTTGGTCGGCATCACGCATCCCAATAAAACTAGACTCTTGCCATTCTTTGGAATATTTGTCTTAGACACGATACCGCCAGAACGCAGAGACTTATCAGATTGGTTCCCACCAATACAGGTCAAGCTTGTTCCATTATCCGCAGACACAAAAGCTACGTGACCAGACCCAGAGTTGGGCACTCCAAATATCGCGATGGCTCCGAACGGCACGTTTGTCGTACCCACAGACTGACCATAATTCAAATAAGACCTTGAAGAAGCACTTCTGGTACCATTGATATTTACCTGAGCTAGACACCAACCAACGAAAGATGCACACCAAGCAACGGTAGGTTCTCTCATAAGCCCGCCACCGATTTGGTGATAGATTTTAATAGTATCAGGGTTGTCCGCCTCATTAATCCCTAGCTGAGATTGGGCAATAGGCATCCAAGGAGTATCCTTATATGCATTTGGATCCAATACCTTAGCTGGAACTTCAGGATCAGTTGACCCCGGAATCGTAGAAGATACAACGTTGTTACTCACATTGAAACTTGAGCCTGTATCCCCATTGCCGCCTGCCTTGATGTTGACATCACCAGTAACTCCCGCTCTAGGATAGTTGCCGCTAGGATCATTAAATCCCACCTTACCACCATTGAAGAATGAACGGTTTCCGCCTAGGGTGCCCAGAATGATAAATTCTTGCATTCCGTCGTCAGCCGGCAGGCCGAATACCATTGTGCCAGGAACCACTCCGACAGGGGCAACCCCAACACCGGAGATAAACGCTGAGTTAATTGTTCCTAGAGGTTGACACCACGGAAGCAACGAGGTAGGCAATACAGTCAAATCCTCTGAGTGAATACCAATCCACCTAACCCGTAGTCTACCAAGCTGATATGGATCCATGACGTCTTCAACAATTCCATAGAGGAACTGATTATTTGTCATTGGAATCATCTCAACCATACCTCGCCGTAATTGATGACGAAAGTGTTACCGGTAGAATCGGCAGCCAATACTTTCCAATATATCTTGTTCTCACGCACGCTGGCTGTGATATCAGTCTTTGGAAATTTGATGGTCATATACCATTGACCTTCTACTTGTTCTGAAGTAACATCGAATGTGAAATCTGGTGTCTCACTTGCGTAGGCAAGTCTACCTTCGCAAACAATAGTATATTGTCCAGGGATGAATACCGATCCGCTGTCTAGAGTGTATTGAAACTTATGCGAGGCATCAGTGCCTCTAAACATAGTAACAATATCGTTGTTCTCGTCTCTGAAATCCTTGAGCATATTGCGTCCCTATAGATGGAATTATATATCTTAATTTAGAAACGCAAAAAGCCGCCCTTGATAGGCGGCTTCTTTACAACGAATGTATTTTATTTTTGTTTCAATTCGCTATACAAAGCTGTCAAGAATTCCTTGACCAGCGAACTACGAACAATGTGTTCTAGTCCAAACTTAATCACTGGATAATTAAGCTCATGGCGATTTGAGAATTTTTCCAACCAATCAAGTCCGTTCAAACCCTTGATATCTGTTTGGAAATTATCGCCCAGGAATAGAATGCGACCCGATTCATAGCGTGTTACCAGGGCTTGCACTTCTTCAACGGTAAGGTTTTGTGCCTCATCGATGATCAAGAATGTATCACGGAAAGAATTACCGCGAATATATTCAATCGGTTGCATTACAATCTTCTGCTTAGCTAGGTTGTAGCCATACAGACCATCGCCCATACGCTCTCTCAGTACTGCCAGGATTGGGGCTAGCAACGGTTCCATCTTATCCGTTACCGAGCCAGGCAACATACCTAGAGATTTACCAACGTGTACATTTGCTCGCGTTAGAATGATCTTATCGACCGATCCTTCAGCGAGGAATTTGGCAGCCATACTACCTGAGATAAACGTCTTACCACAACCTGCGGGTGCTTCAGCGATAACGATTGAGCTACTATTAATAGCCTTAATCATTTCTTCTTGTTTTTCATTCTTAGGCTGAAGGTGAAAGCTAGGTCTTGCTTTCGGGGTGCGGTCATACGTTGTCGCGACTTCTCTTGGGTCCAATAGGGCACCACGGCTATCCCTTGGTAGACCTCGCGGGTCACGTTCTTCTCTTGTTGAAGCTCTGCGCATCTTCTTTCCCATGTCAATCCTTTAATGGGTTATTACAACATCTAAAAACAGATACTGTCGCCAGTCAATAGAGATACCATCAATCCCATACGGAATGATTGGCCATCATCCACCGGCTGTATAGCGCGTTGAAATTCGAAAATATTACGCTTTTCAGTATCTACGCGAAACACTTTGACTCCTTTGCTTAGAAGGAATCGAATGCCGGAAACATCACGATATTCGCGTTCAAAAACAACGGCTGCGATACCAGCCTCAAAAATATCAATTGCGCAGTTAGGACAAGGAGAATCGGTTATAAACATAATCGATCCAACCGCAGACTCGTTTGATCTAATGAGCTTACGCAAAGCATTAGGTTCAGCGTGTCTTACCCTAGGATTTGTTGTGCCATCATCAAGCTCACAAACATTTGGTTCTCCGGAAGGCATCCCATTATACCCAAATGAGATCATACGCTCATCTTTTACAATAAGCGCACCCACCTTCAATCTTACACAGTAAGATAATTCATCAGCATAGCTGCGTGCCGCCTTCATGTGCGCGAACACGAACTTGTTTTTAAGTTTATTCAATTTCCGTATTTGGATCTACTTCATCGCTGTCATCCGTAATGATACGTGCAACAATATCAGAGCCGGTTAGATAGACGTCAACACCCTTACGGATATCAGAACGTTCATCGTCAGTCAAGAATCCTTCAGTAAGATCATCCAACAGAGACTCAACGATTCGTTCTGTCGCAGTTGTGCTATTCTTAATGTCGGCGGTCTTTGCATGACCAAATCCGGTGCTCGCGCCGTGAAGCATAACGCAAACGTGGGTGGAAGCGATGATTTTGTTATGACCAGACAACCAAATCATTGCCGCAGCGCTCGCAGCTTCCCCGTCAACCACAGTTGTGATATTAGCCGCAGAGGCATCAATCGCATTGATGATAGATAGACAAGAGTTGAGATTACCGCCTGGAGAGTTGATGTGGATTGTAATTTCTTGTCCTTCTGGCGCATAACGCAGGGCGTGGACAAAATCTACATAATCAACTTCTGGACCGATTTCATCATAGATGTATATGACTAGAGGCGGAACAACTTGAGCCTCGTATCCGATAGGAGAATATGACTTGATATCCTCGATGCTCACAGGAAGGTGTGCAGCGGGTTTGTTGGCTGAAAACTTTCTTAACTTCATACAATTCTCCGGTTAATTGTGTGAGGGTATTTTCTTCACCCTCATACTAATTTAGCTGAGAATTGCCTGAATCACTTCTATGTCTGGATTATCTTCGGCCACTGACTCCATAGCCTCTTGAGCGCTTTCGGCGTGTCTTCCGAAGTATGTGGTTGTACCACACCCCATATCATCTGGAATAAAAACCTTCACTCTATAGTGGTTCATTCTGAGTGCAGAGCCTTGAAAATTCGCATATGATCTACAGCAGCATCGTGTAGGGCGTTGTGATAGATCGCACCGGGGAAGTCGCTAACCCTAACGCCCGCATACCGATCAAATCCTAAGAACCGGAAAGCCGTTGCGACATCGAACGTGTTATGGTAGTTCCAAATCACGTCCTGGTTCAAATCTTCCTCGAACAGATACTGAAGCTTTGAAAGATCGAAGCAATTACGGTCGTACCAATCAACCTTCTTGATGTCGATGCCCTTCGATTTGAAGAATTCCTGGATCTGATCACCTACCCCATAAAGGGATATATCCGCAGGATTAGGTATCAAAACCTTTCGAGCTTCAACCGATTGTTCATACCACCACTTCACTACGCGGGTAGACGCCTTGCGGCCACGGTCAAGCTGCTCTTTGAGATCAAACTTCAAGTACAGACCATTCTGCACTAGAGTATCAAAAGTCTGCGATGTGTCGTCATACCGGGAAACTGTTAACCCCAACGATAGGATAGGAGCATCGCTGCCTACCGCCAGGGTCTCAAGGTCAATCACCGCAAGGTGATCTTGAAAAGCATTCTTACTCATCTACTTCCTCGCCGTCAGATTTGAACTTATCCGCATAAGTATCAGATATGGGATATGTGATGCCAAGAGATTCATAAGTTGCATCATCCGGCACCTGGATGGCCGCATAGTGGAATCCGTCCCCGTCACAACCAATTCCATTCTCGTAAGTCATTAAATTGGCATCATAAGCTGCTTGCAGCTTAACCACCAAATCTACATTCAATGTGAATCTAGGATAGTAGCTACCATCGCCGCCATCAGAAATTAAAACAAACAAACTCTTACTCATCAAAACCCTTCAAACAAATTAACTGGTTTATCAACAGCCGTTGATTTGGCCTTCTTTGCGGTCTTAACTCCAAGGCCGTCATAGCTGGCCTTACCTCTCGGCTTCTTACCTGCGACAATAGCTGCCTTACACTTCTGGAACTTCTGGAGTTCACACATGAGATTTTCAAAGCTCATGATATTGATGTGACGGTCGAACCCTTCCAAATCGCTGAATAGCTCTGTGGGATTATAACCAAACTTGTTGAACATTTTGTTCTGATTATCACGCATCCAGAACAAACATTCCTCGTGAGTCATTCCGTCACGGTCCTTAAACAGCAAGTCAACGCCCTTAGTGCAACCAGGACCAGATACCGTGTACTCATTCTCGCTAAAACAATAATCCTCACAATAGGTAAAATCTACGAACCACTGGTATACAAGGAACTTACCCATCCACGGAATAGCAGTCAACAAGTCAAACAGTTCCTTCGGGCTTTCCGCAGCAACCATCTTCTCCCATAGTTCATCAGTCAAAGCGTACTTTGCGAAGTAGATGGGAGACTGATCGAAGTTGATTTCACTGGTAGGAATCTTCTTCTCAAAATGGACTCGTTCAAGCCAGCTACGAACCGGACAGGTGTAGTATGCGCCACTCCACCAGGTATGGGCTTCGTTGTCTGCAATCCGTTTGTTGCATGCTTCGAAGTCCTCATCGCTCAGAGGAAACTTCAGCAACTTGCCGCCTGTTGCGATCTGGTAGGATTCAAACTTATTCCAGAATCGCATCAGAATGATATTGAAGAATCGATCCTTCAGACTAGCTTCAGCCTTACAGATATTATCAATAACGTTGCGAGATTCGCGGTCATGCTCTCTACGAACGTTGGTGAACTTTACCTGTAGGAAAATCGGATTATCCGTCCAGGGAGCAGGCAGCTTCTCAACATCCTTCTTTTTATGAATCTCGTAACGGTCGTGGATGAACTCGTATAGGTTTGCTAGCACATCCTCATTCAAAGTCGGATTAGCCGCCTTGATCACATCTTTTCTGACGTCACAATAGAATACATCGCGTGATCTATGTTTCATATCTATATTGGGTAGGTTAAAAACGAAATTTAGCGGTAGTAATCATCCCAACTATTCATCTGTTCATACGGCTCGCGGTCCTTCTCGAAACCATCCGCACGAATTCCAGTGAACAAGATATGGCTGGCCATATAGCGATGCTCGAATCCGAGAGCCATATGTTCCAGCTTATCGTCGATCAACTCGCTATAAGCAACGTAATGCTTTTCGTGCGTAGCGATAAAACCGTCTGAGAAATTGAAGCAACGTTTCAGAAAATTGATCTTAGACTGGGTGTGTTCTGGGAAGCATGAACTCACAAATACGATAGTTTGTCCATTATCATGGGCTCGCTTAAGCGCTTCTACAGAACCCTCCACCGGTTCCAACTTGTCATACAAATCCGGCTTGCGCCAGAATGATATCGGGTCTACATAGTTCTTCAGACCATCGGCAACCAGAATCTCTTTCATCTCAGTGACCAAATCATAGGTCCGAGTCAAATTCAATACTGGCTTATCCGTGAACTGTTTGAACCAGTCCATCCAAGGTGTTAGCGAATCAACGACCGTCAAATCCACGTCGCATGCAATAATACCCATCTAAATATTCCATCCACTAGGGTTAGTTAAGTTAATCCTATCATACTATATTTTACATATAAAGTAAAGGCTTATCCATATGAACCATTATGTATATCAGATAACAAATAACATAAACAGCAAGATTTATGTTGGAGTCAGATCATGTGAATGTGATCCAAATGAAGACAAATATATGGGGTCTGGCGTCGCTATCATCAGGGCTCATAATAAGTATGGGTTAGATAACTTTACCAAGGAAATTATAAGTACATTCGATACAAGAGAATTGGCCAATATAGCAGAAGCTGAGATTGTCACTTTAGAATTCTGCGATAGACCAGATACGTATAATATGCGAGAAGGCGGAACCAATGGGTTATTGACTGAGGAACAGAAAACCAGAATATCAGAAACAAGAAGCGGCATCCCGGCTTGGAACAAGGGTATCCCAAGAACTGAAGATGAGAAAAGGAGGATGTCTGAAAATCGTATGGGCGTAGAAGCATGGAATAAAGGCATTCCTAGAGATCAGGAAACTAAGGACAAGATTTCCAAAACTAGATTAGAAAGGAAAATCGAATCTCCATTCAAGGGAAGAAAACATACTCCAGAGAGCCTAGCTAAACTGAAGGATAAGGTCGTATCTGAAGAAGTTAAAAACAAGATGAGCGAGTCTTGCCGTAATCAAGAAAGATATAATTGTATTCATTGCGGAACTGAGTGTACTGCAGGAAACCTTAAGCGATGGCATAACGATAACTGTAAGCACAAATAACAAAAGCCCTTCCGTGAGGAAGGGCTTTTCTGTTTTACATATTACATACCTTGTAGGAGGCGCTCAAACTCAGCCATTTCATCCGAATCGCCAGCCAAAGGCGCTGCGTCAGCAGTCTTTCCGACAGACGGAGCAGGAGTTGACTTAGCTTGTTCAGCAGGAGCTTCTTTCGAGCCGCCAGTCATTTCATCAAGCATTTGCTCTGCAGTCTTAGGCTTACCGGCTGCGGGAACATCAGAACCGCCTTCGGCACCAATACCCATAACCTTCTCATACTTTGCCTTCAGTTCGTCGTAGGTCTTGAAGTTCTTACGATCATAGAACTCAGCGATGGAATGCGATGCCTTCCAAATGCGTTCCATTTCAGCTTCATCACCACCAGCCAACGGGCCTTGCGGACCCCACTTGACGCTATCAAAATTCGGCGCGTCGATTTCCTTCTCACCAATCTTCTTCTTCGTGTACGTCAAGTTCAAGATCAGGTCTGCACCTTCGAACATATCGAACGGGTCAAACACCGGATCAGTATCAAACTCAGGCTTGTTACACTTCTCAAGAATCTTACGAATCGTCTCACCGAATTCATAGATCATAACCTTACCGTTGTTCTCAGGATTCGTACCATCCTTGATAATGAGAACGTTGGCGTAATAGGTCGTGCTCGGCAAACGCTTCTTCAGAGCATTCTTAAGAATCTCATCATTGTTCTTCTTGGCAGTACCCCAAAGCGGGCCATCATAGGCACGAACAGGACAGTCTTCACCGAACGTCTGAAGCGACTTTTCGATGTACCAACCCTTCGGTCCTTGGAAACCGTGGCTCAGAATCTTAGCCATCGGAGTCAGGTCTTCAGCCTTGTACTTACCTTCTTCGACACCAACCTCATCCACAAACGGAATAGGCAGGAATCGGATAATATTCACAGACTTGTTGTCTTTTGCATTACGAACCGGCTTCCAAATGCGTTCATCTTTCTTGAATCCACCGCCATTTTGACCAGTCTTTTCCAGCTTTTGTTGCAGAGCTTGGAAGTTTGAACCTTTACGTGCACGTAGTGCGTTAAAATCTACAGCCATGTTTATATCTCGCTTACAATAATTTTAGTTTCATAGAATGTCATTCTTTCTTTTAGGATGGAACGAGCAATGAGCTTCTGACCTTCTCTTGCCGCTATACGTTTATTTAGTCTGGCTTTTTACGCCAGACACATATTATACCTTAGAACCCGATCACAGAGCTAGTGGTGTTACGTTCTTTCAGTAGACGCAGCTGCATTGCTTCATTTTTGATCTTATCAAACAATGAAGGGCTGATCAGCTTCTTACCATCTTCGGGCTCAAGACCCAGTTCTTCAATATACTGAGTGGTATGATAAATATAGGAATCTTCATCCTTATCCGACCACGCCCGGCTTTCCACTTCAAGCGAAAACTCTTCAGACGAAGGAATCGCCACGGGAGTTGCTTCAACTACGTTTTCCATTTTACTTCCTTGCGTCATGAAGGATGAACCACGGCATATCGTCAATCCATACGTTGACTGAGATACCTTGTTCAAACATAAAGTCGTGTTTATTTCGGCGTTCGGTGAAGAAAATATTGTCCACCTTGCCAGTGAGGGTGCGAACTACATCAGCGCCTTCTTTACGATATCGCATTGTAACGCAATACACAGTATGACCACTAGCCTTAGCAGCTGTAATGAAGGCGTCCCATAGACGGGGATCGCGGGTGTATGTGTCGTCGTAATCAAGAGAGATTACCATTTTCTTGATTCCGTAATCATATTCGGAGCAGTCATTCATGCACGCTCCTGCCAGTTCTTGAAGAAAATCTCTAGGGATTCTCTATCTATTCCCGCAGCTTCTGCATGCTCTTTGGACATAGGCAAACCCGCGTTCCTCATACTACAAGGACACAAGGGTTCACCATGAACCGGTCCCATACAAGCACATAATACGGGACCAATTTGTTTCGAATAAAACTGATCAGATTTGTTATACGTCAATCGTACTTGTCCTTCCAGCAGTTTTCTTAATCTCCCGCAGACGGTCCTTGAACACGTCTGGAACTCCCTTGCGGAAATCGCCCACTCCAGCAACGATACGCGGAGAACCTATCACTTGATCAATACCACCCGTTTCTTTACAGTTAGGGCAGGGAGCCTCTTTAGGTTGATTGCGGTCTGCAATCTTCAAAACATCCGAGAAGGTATGCTCACACTTCTCGCACTTATATTCATACAATGGCATACTTAATCCAAATAATGTTCTTGATGTTCAAACAAATCCCCCACGCATTGGAGATTATGCTTATCGGCCAACTCTACGCCATAAGCAATAGCTTCGTCCTTGCCCTCATACGGCCATGTTTTACGGGAGGCGATGCAATAATCCCTGAACTCATAATCCCAAGCCAGAACTAAATCCAGCTTAGTCTTATCAGAACGCGGAAATACTACTATCCAAACTTGGCTCATTGATTGAATACCTTGTCAACTAGTTCCACGATATACAGCGAGTCAATTTTAACTTCCGGGTTTTCTTCCCGCGCCTTTGCCATAACAATCAGCAAATGATTCATGTACGCCTGGTCGCATCCAGTCAGCTGATCCTTAACAACGTTAACATCTGTAAGGTCCAGATCGTTGACTTGCCATGCCATCTTCAGGATTTCCCCTGCCGAGATACGCCAGCCGCGCTCAATAAACTTGCGCATACGGAACAGGCTACAAATCGGATATAGGGAACCCGTATAGTTCAGGGTCTTGCTGAGAATGGATTCAAGAGCCGAAGCGCGCAGATCCAAAGTATCAGTTTGGTAATCATACACGTTCTTGCAATGCTCGAAGTCGTAATTCTTATGAATCTCTTCAGGAGAGCCATAGAAACGAATCACCAATTGGATCTTATCCGTCAAGGTAATAGCATTGGCGCTTAGGAAAACCGGGCGATAGCGTTCTTTCTTTGCTTCCTCGGTTTGTTGAGGCTTAAGGATGTAATCAGCTACTGCGTCTGCACCACCCTCGCCAAGACCTTCTTCATATGCGAATTCAGGGGTATCTTCAGCGTCATCCGCTTGAGCTACTCCGTGACTTTGGACGTGAATCTGAACACGGCCATTTTCATCAACCTCTACAACGGGCTGCATGCCGTGATCGCCGTTCAGACGTGTGAAAGTCTTACAGTAATACTCGGCAATAGCTTCTGTCGTTTCCTTCGTCTTGAAGTAGATGTCGAAGTCCTTGATCTCATCGCCCATCAACATCGAAACGATAGAACCGCCGGTAACAATAACGTCACGGCGCAGTAGCCTTTGTACGTCTTTATCGTCAACCGACTTAATCCAATCGCCAATCTTATTCTTCAGAATCTTACGAATTGACTTGCTCTTAAAACCGTGTTCCATTCATACTCCATAGTTAGTTATCTAAACAACAGATACTATTATACTATGGAGTATGTATGAAGTAAAGTAGGGCAGCTGAATTTTATTATTTGATAATCAGCTTGTTATTGAACTCGGAGATAGAATACAACGGCATGGGTTTAGAGTTACGGGGAATTATCAGAAGTTTTTGTATTACCTTGCCTACTTCTTCGTTCTCCCTTTGTAGCTTGATACCAAGTGATGGCATCTTCTCGATCATTTCGTGATTCTCGCGCAGACAACGCTTGAGAATACTTTCTAATGCCGAAACCTCTTCATGGGATAACTCAATCTTTGCCATCGTCGTGCTCCCCTAAAAGTTACGTTCTTTTATCCTATTATAGACCCCTTTTTAGCTATCGTAAGACGAAGGTCACATGTCCGACCGTCTAGGACGATAGAAAGCATGATCCCCGATCCTAGCAGTCACCTTATAGTGAACAAGCCAATTCTTGTCAGTGGCTAACTTAGGGTTGACGAAATACAAAGACCCATGAGTCGGGTCTGCTCGATCCCCTTGCCAAGCCACCAAAGATGCCTTGATCGATTCCTCCATTTGTTTCTTTACGCCTGGTTTATCTTCCTTGATCCAAGTGACCTTCTTGAGAAAGTCAAATTGACCTCGCTGTCTTACTACCGCACATACATCGTCTGGGAAATTGCTGCTCTTTGTACGGTTGATAATCACATAGGCTACAGCAATCTTTCCTTCCATGGATTGATTACCGGCTTCGCCGTGAACAGCTTGCGATAGGCAAGCTACTTCTTTGAGATTATCTATATTGTCCATGTTTATGGCTGGTGGCTGAGATGCGCCGATGTTAACTGCCATAAACATTGATACTATCATCGCCTTGAATTGGGCAAGCATATACTACTCCTTTATTAATTATGATAGATTTTGATTTCGCTAGATTGCCTTAAAATATGGATTATGTAAAATTAGATTATACCCTACTATACGAACATAGTAAAGCGCCGATAAAAATGGAAAACCGGAGAAACTTTTACGTTTCCCCGGTTTGGTTGGTTTTTATTATGATTCTAGCCAGCTTTGAATAACTTCAATTTGACTCGACGCCAGAATTCAAAATGTCGAGTCCTCAAAGCTGGCTTTATGCGTTTGGGTCTTGAGGCACGTCCCCTGGAAAGGCCGCAGCTACAACTGACTCGTTGAGTTCCTTCCTATAGTATTTACCTTGAATAATTTCAGCCAATAATTTAGCGTCGTCTTTATGCAAGGACGGTAGCAACTGGTGAGCCACTGCTCTCTTAGTTCTTGGTCCCGTAGGAAACGTATCATACATACGGTTCACTTGTCGCCACATACTCTTCAGAGTCTCTACGCTGCCACCCTTCGGCACATTAGACGGTTGCCAATCTAAAGGACCAATAGACAAGATGTCGCTGAAAGCGTCCCGATAGAAATAGGCTACAATGAGGAAATACTTCAGTTCGGGATAGATAGCGCTATAGCGTTGCACAGCAGCAACCCTATCTTCAAACTTCTCAGGTTGAGCGCAAAGCTCAATTAGCTCGCTCAAGTCTAAGTCACGCCGTTTAATATTTGCTGCTTGTCGGTCAGTTAGATAACCTTGTGTGAAAGCTGATGATGCTCCGCTCATTATTTTACCTCTGTGAAAAAACTGTGACACTTCATTACAGCATAAGAGTCACAAATGTCATCAATGGGCTTGGCCATTTCTTTGACACCTAGAATCTCGTGAATCTTTACTGATAGTTGTTTCTGGAACGTCTCCACCATGACATCTTTCTTTGCGTTTCCTTTCCCGGTGAAATTCTTCTTCACCTGGGATGGAGCAGGAGTAGCAAACTTGATATCATTCAAATCCATATACTGCTTCAGCAAACTAGCATTCTCAGCAATCTGGAACACTAGTCCTGAACTTGCACCTAGAGCATAACCCTCAATACAAGCCTCTTTAACTCCGTGATGGATTAGAATGCCTGAAGCCCAATTACAGATGTTTCTGAATCGTTCTTCTTGCGTTTCATAATCCCGGAATAGTTTGATTTGGATATTCCCGCCATATTGTCCGGCGCGACTCTTAGTGCCGTTGATATTATAGAAATTCAAATTTTCAAACTTTAGCTCTTTCGTCGTATCAAATACGCAAATAGCGGGGCTGGTGTAACTGTAATCAATTCCTGCGATGATCATAAATTCTCCGTTGGTATACAGAGAACTTAGTCTGATGTATCCTCAGAGGATTCTGAACCGCAGAAAGGACAAATATTAGGAGCTTGGGATTCTTCCGGATCGACTAACACAATAGCCGTCTTGCCGCATTCTTCATTATGGCAAGTCATTTCAAACTTAAGGAGACTCATAGCTTTCCAGTCATTACCGCCACGCGGGCTTCATTAAAGCCGCCAACGAACGTAGAGCCGTTGAATAGCATGGGGAATGAACGCGGCATCGGTTGACCTGCAGCTTCAAAGATAGCCGTCAAATCTTCACGAGTGTAATCCTTATCCAACTTCTTTACTTCAAACGTCTTGCCTTTAATCTTCAACAGATTCTCCAGCTGTAGACATTGCGCGCATGCGTCTTTCGAGTATACAGTCAGCATATCAAATCCTTACTGAGCAATGACGATCTTCTTTTCGTCAGGCACAATCAATGCGGTTTCTCTTTCGTTCCTACGGCGCTCAAGGATTTGTTGTGCAAACATCAGAATGTTATCCTCTTTCTTCTTGTAGGCATCAGGTCCCAGAATCAAAGCGCCGGTGTCTCCATCTACGGCGAAAGGACCATCAAAAGAAATATCCAACTCGCTGCTGAATGCATTAAACATATAGATCAGATTAGGCGCGTCGGCATTAACGTGTACAAGAGCACGGATGGGTTCTTTCTCATCTTCTTCAACTAGGAAGATAAACGATGGGAAAGGACCATAAACAATACGACCCGAGCCAGTAGGACTATCGCCAACTTGCAGTTCCGTATTAGGGTCAATCTTAGCAAAAATCTCTTTGAGTGCTCTAACTTTATTAGTCATCGTCTTTACAATTTG